CAGCATGCATCCCGCCAGCGAAACACCATGCCTCGCGGCTGTGGCAATGCAATTCGCCTCGGCATGCGTGATCATCTCCAATTTGGTCTTGCGGTTCTCGTATCTGTCGGGCGTGTCCACGACGCCCTGCGGCATGCCGTTAAATCCGGTCGCCACCTGCCGACGATCCTTTACAGCTACGCAGCCGACCTTCGTGCTGTCCTTGGACATGCTGGCTGCCAGCGCTGCCATCGACATCCAGTGCGCATGCCACCGCGTGCTTGTCTCGATGCTCATCGTTTCCTCCATTTGGATTTTGGGCCTAACTTTTTGCGGTGGTTGAACGGGACAGGCTTGGTCCGCCGTTTTGGTTTTGGCTCCGGACGCCACGCTACTCCGACGCTCGCTTTCGTCGCCATTTCGGCATCTCCTTTCGATGTTGACATCATCGCATACTATCGCATAGACTAGCCATGTTGTCAACCACGTCACCGACTCAGGAGAACGTTATGAGAAAACCACTAACCATCGACGAAGTCGTCGAATCAGAATCAGCCATCGCGAACATCATTGTTGTGGGAGGCGTACCGTGGCTGAAGATTTAAGAGAAAAATGGTGGGCGTGGCACAAACAAAACCCAGAGTTCTACGAACTGTTTGAACGCTTCACCTTTCAAGCTATCAGCAGAGGACACCGCCGTCTCTCCGCATGGCTTATTGTCAATCGGATACGGTGGGAAACAATGATCGTTACCACTGGCGACGATTACAAAATTAGAAACGATTTCATCGCGCTCTACTCCCGTTTGTTTATGCACAAGAACCCAGAGTACAAAGGGTTCTTCAAAACCAGACCGATGAAGCGCGTGTACATCGCGGAGGAAGAAAATGAAAATACTTACCGTTAATATGCACCCAACGTCAGGCCAAACCCACCCGCTCGTTTATAACGACGTGGCTCACTGGGATTGGATCGACCAACACGTCATCATCGTACTCGAAGACGACGACGCAGAAATCCGCCTCAACTCAAAATTCGTCATCGGCGTGGTTTGGAAAGAAATGGGCGACCCAGAGAAACCCGAACTCTGGGACGTCGACGGCGAAATCAACGAAGGAGACCCGCAATGACTGACAAATACATCAACTCCGGCATTGACCGGCCTGTACGCATTATCACGATGGAGGAACCGAGTGAGCGCTATGCGATTCTGGATGTTGGCTACACGCGCAAAGGCATTCGGATTGGGCTGGTAAATGAGCAGAGGAACCAATTCATTGATTTGCCGCCGGAATATGCCGGGCTTATTGCCCAAGCGCTGGGCTTGGCGGTGCAGAAGTTCAACGAAGCGAAGGAAGGCAAGCAATGACCGCAGACCCACTGGCGCGGGGGGACATCTCGCCCCGCCGGATGCTCGAAATCCTGAAAGAATGCGGCATGGAGGATGAGGCCGAGCGCTTCGTCCTTTGGGTGGGTCATGGCAAGAAGCCGGGAGCGTTTGTGGAAGCGCTGTATTTCCGCGATGATTGCCACGAGTGCGAGAGCGAAGACTGCACCTACGTCACGCCATACGATGACGATCTTGAGCGCGGCTTGTGCGAAAAATGCCGAGATGCCGCGCAAGATGCAAAGGATCAAGCGATGTATAGGGGCTGGAAGCTGTGAGCTATGGCTAGACCGATACGTCCCGTGGGACCGCCGCACAGAACTGGTAAAATTTTCATAGACCAGCGGTTGCCAATACCAAACCTTGACCCGCGCATCGCGGGTCTTTTTTTATGCGGCAGGGGACAAAGTGGGGAGATCACGGCCCACGGGGCAACAAATTGAACGCGCTCTCCTTATCCCGTATTTCCCATAGAGAAGCCCATTGACACGACGATTCGGCATGATTCTAATGGCCGAGTCTAACGACGTCGCTGCCGCGCTGGACTTCACAAGTTGATGCGCGGGTAGCAAACCTGATGCCGCCAAGCTCCGCTAAAGCTTGGCGGCATCTTATATATAGAGCCAGAATCAAAAAAATATTTTTTAGCGAAAATGCCCGTAACCGGTGTAACCGTGTAACTTTGGGCAAAAAGTCCTTTATATATATAGACTTAGAAGAAACACAAAGTGAAAAACAAAATCGTAACGTAACCAGAGTTAGTGTAACCAGTAGAGGGCAAAAGTGCGTTAAGGGGGGTCTGGCTCGTTTTTTTTTTTTTTTTTTTCTGGCTCTATATAAAGAAAGAGGGCATTTTAGGACAAACTATCGGGAATTAACTGGAGCTTGCTATGGCAGGACAAAAACAAGGCGATACAGCCAAATCTACCCCAGTTGTGGCCAAGCGCCGTCCGGGGAGACCAAGGGTAACCCGGACCCAGCTTTTGACCAGACGGCAAGAGCTGTTCGTCAAAGAGCTTGTTTCGAAAGACGGACAGATCACCATGCGGGAAGCGGCCATCAATGCCGGGTATCCCGCCAGCTCTGCCCACACCCGGGCATACGAGCTAACCAACCCACATATAAGCCCACACGTTGTGGCAGCCATCCAAGCTTATCGTGCCGAGCTGGATGAAAAGTATGGCGTGACATACCAGCGGCATCTGCGTGACTTGCAGTTGATCCGTGACATGGCACTCCAGAACGGCGCATATTCGGCAGCCGTCCAAGCCGAATATCGACGGGGGCAAGCGCAGGGCGACATCTACGTCAGCAAATCAGAAATCCGCCACGGCAGCATCGACAGCATGAGCAAAGATGAGGTCTTGAAGGCGTTGCAGGAGATTAAACAAGGCTATGCACCGATCACTATCGACGTTACTCCCGAAGGACAGAACAATTCCCAGAACCGCGACAAAGCGCGAGTCCGGCTTCTGGCAAATGATGAAGACGGGGATTTCGAAGACATCGCGGAAGCTGAAAACGACTAGGCTTGAAACTTGGGCACTCCCCGGAGTGCCTGACGTCCTGCTTTGTGACGAGGCGGGCAACTTTCACTTTGTCGAGCTGAAGGTCACGGGGGGCAAAGCCGTCGATCTGCGTCCCCACCAAGTGGCTTGGCTTTCAAACCACAGCCATGCCAGCACGTGGGTTTTGGTCTTGAAGAAAGAGACGAAGACGATGCCGCAGCGCATATGCCTTTACCCTGCCAGCGCAGCGATGGACCTGAAAATGGAAGGCTTGGCTGTTGAGCCGCTTTATGAGGAAACCGAGACCGTGAACTGGGAAGCAATTTTGGGCTTGATCTGTCCCACATAATCGCACAATATCGCATAGTCTCTTCAAACTACGGAGGTTATGAGATGCTTAAATTACTGATGAAGACGGAAATCGACGGGGCGGCGTCGGTTGAGCTGTTCCAAACTGGTTTCGGTTATGCCGTTCGCTATGGGCTGGAAGTCAATTCCAACATGAGCAAGCAAGACGCGTTTGATGCTTACGCCGCGTCTCTGCAACACGCCATGGCGTGTGCTGGGCTAGAGCTGGAGGATGATCGGGAAGCCGAAGACCGGGGGTAGGAATGTTTCTCATTGAATGGCTTTATAAGCTTTTGTTCGGCGATGACGCGGTGGACGATTTGCGACGGCCGCCAACGCGGGCAAAGCGCAAACGCAGATAACTTTTGAAAAAAACAATCCCGCTTGACCGCGGGATTGTTTATGCGCTACGGTATGCGATAGGTCTTATATAACTACGGAGGTAGACCATGCTGAAGACTGTTGAAATGAGCCGCGCCACCAAAACGGCAGGCATTGCGGTAACCTACCGCGCGGGCACCGGCGAGAAATACGGAACGTGTCCAGCCTCTTGTAAGATGAACTGCAGCGGCAAGGGGGCGGAACAAATCGACGCCGAATATCTGGACGCATTGCTGGACGCCATGCCCCGCAAGGGCGTGTCATTTACTTACTCGCATTTTGACTGGAAGCTTTGGGCCGATAAGCTTGCGCCGGGTAAAACCGTTATCAACTTTTCGACCGAAGCCCCACTGACTGCCGCGGCGGCCACGCTGGAGAACGTGCCGTCGGTTGTTGTTTTGCGTGAGGACTATTGGCAGGGAAGCAAGACGCAATCCGCCCCGTTTGGCGTTCGGATTGTCCGCTGTCCGGCAGAGTATCGCGCCGGGTTTAGCTGCCGGGATTGTGGCAATGGCAAGCCCTTATGCGCCCGACTTGATCGAGATTATATCATCGGCTTTACAGCGCACGGGCCCA